GAAACGATGGAAGCTTTTTACGGCTATCTACAAGTCGGCGGGAACGCCTATCTTGAAGCCGTTTTGTCCAGCGGCGTCCCTGTTGCCATGCAAGCGCTTCGCCCGAATCAAATGAAGATTGCGCTGGATAAGTCAGGCCGTATGCTTGGCTGGGATTTTGAAAATGGCCGTCATAAGCGCCGCTATAACCGCGACGCAGCAACAGGTCGCTGCGCTATCCATCATATGCGTCTGTTTAATCCATCTGATGATTGCTATGGCCTCTCGCCGCTTGAGGCTGCGGCCCAAGCCGTTGACCTGCATAATCAAGGCGGCCAATGGGCTAAGGCTCTGCTTGATAATTCCGCGCGGCCTAGCGGGGCGCTGATTTATTCGGGCGGGCAGGGTGAACGTCTTACGGATGAGCAATTTGACCGCCTAAAGTCTGAACTTGAAGGCAATTTCACAGGCCCGCGCCACGCAGGGCGGCCTATGGTGCTTGAAGGCGGATTAGACTGGAAATCTATGTCTATGTCACCTGCCGATATGGATTTCACGCAGACCCGCCGCGAAGCTGCGCGCGATATTGCGCTTGCCTTTGGCGTGCCGCCCATGCTGCTCGGTATCCCTGGCGATAATAGCTATGCCAATTATAAAGAGGCTAATCAGGCCTTCTGGCGGCAGACCATTATTCCGCTCGTGCGTAAAACCGCGCGCGGGCTTGAAGGGTGGTTGCAGCCATTTTTCGGCGATGACCTTGAAATTCATGCAAGCCTTGATGACGTTCCCGCCCTTGCCGAAGAACGCGCCACGCTATGGCGTAGATTGTCTGAGGCAAGCTTTATCACCGACGAAGAGCGCCGCCACATGGCAGGGCTTAGCACAGGTGAGGCAAGCTAATGGCGGAGCGTAACACCTCATTTGATCGCACCATTACCCTTGGCTTGGTAGTGACGGTCATGTTGCAAACAGCAGGCGCTTTAATTTGGGCAGGCGCAACGGAAGCCCGCCTGACAACGCTCGAAACACAAATGGCGCTAACGCCGGCTGTGGCCGAGCGCCTCGCGCGGCTTGAAGGGCAATCAAACGTTATGGCGCAAAGCCTCTCGCGGATTGAACGCCGCCTGATGCTCCCAGAATAATAGGACAAAACTTATGATGAATTTAAATGGCGCTGATCTACGGATTAGCGGCTATGCGAGCTTGTTTGGACAAACCGACCTTGGCGGCGATAGCGTTAAGGCTGGGGCTTTCTCTGCGAGTATTTTGCAGTTTAAAAATGGCCGATTGCCAATGCTATTTGGTCATGAAACCGCCAATCCTATTGGGGTTTGGGACCGCGTGACCGAAGACCGCACAGGGCTATTTGTCTCTGGCCGTCTTATATCAGGCACGCCGCAAGCTGACCGCACGATACGTCTTATCCGCGAAGGCGCGGTGAGCGGTCTGTCCATTGGTTACCGCGTGCGCCGTAAAACCCAAACGCCTCAAGGCCGTCTATTAACAGAACTTGATCTTTGGGAGGTTTCTGTCGTCGCCTTCCCGATGCAGCGCAGCGCGCGGATCACTCAAATTGGCGACACCCCAATTTCACAGACATCACACCCTCAAACACAAAGGAGTATTGCGTGAGTCACGATACTAAACTTGAAAACACCTCCGTATTGGAAACTAAAATGGGGCCAAGCGATTTGAAAACCGCTCAGGCCGATTTTGCCTCTACTTTCGCCGCGTTTAAAGACGCCAATGACCAACGCCTTGCAGAAATTGAAAAGAAAGCTTCGGCTGATATTTTGCTCGACGATAAAGTCGCTCGCCTAAATGCCGCGCTAGATAGCCAGTCAAAGCAGATTGAAAATCTGTCTGTTTCGTTGTCACAGCCTAGCTATACAGCAAGCGTTAACACCGAAGCCAAATCAGCATGGTCTTCTTTTATCCGTAACGGCGATGCCTCTGCGCTGACATCGCTTGAAGGCAAGTCCCTAACGGCTTCTGACGCTGAAGGCGGCTATATCGCGCCTATCGAAACGGAAAGCCGTATTGATGGCGTCTTGCGCGAATCCTCACCGATGCGCGGCCTTGCGACTGTGCGTTCTATTGGGACGTCCATCTTCAAAAAACCTGTTAGCACCAGCGGCGCGGCGTCTGGCTGGGCAGGCGAAGTTGATACGCGTATTGAAACAGACGCCCCGCAGCTTGAACTGCTCGACTTCCCAACGGGCGAGCTTTACGCCATGCCAGCGGCAACCCAAGCCTTGCTTGATGACGGTCTTGCCGACGTTGATCAATGGCTGGCTGATGAAGTGCGCGATGTTTTTGCAGCCCAAGAAACAGCCGCCTTTGTTAATGGCGACGGTATCAATAAGCCGCGCGGTTTCCTCTCTTATGCTCAGGCCGAAAATGGCTCGCAAGCATGGGGCGAAATCGGAACTGTCTCTACGGGCGTTGATGGCGGCTTTGATGCAGACGCGCCAGTCGATGCTATTCTGGATTTAATCTACGCGCCTAAATCTCGCTACCGCGCAGGCGGCAGCTTTGTGATGAACCGCCGCACTGTCAATGATGTGCGTAAGTTCAAAGATGCAGACGGTAATTATATCTGGCAACCGTCTGCCAAAGCTGGCCAGCCAAGCACATTGCTTGGCTATCCGCTTGTTGAAATGGAAGACATGCCAGATGTGGGCGTAAGCAGCGCTGCGATGGCCTTTGGTGATTTCCGCCGCGGCTATCTCATCGTTGACCGTCAAGGTATTCGTGTGCTGCGTGATCCATATTCTGCCAAGCCTTATGTGCTGTTCTACACAACCAAGCGTGTCGGCGGCGGCGTGCAAGATTTTGACGCAATTAAAGTCCTTAAAACATCAGCTTAGGCTAATGTCCTGAATTTAAAATTTAAGCTCGCGCAGCTCTCTGCGCGGGCTTTTTGATGACTAAAATTAGACCGAGACCAAATAAGACCGAGAAAGAGAGATAAGATGATTGAAGATATAAACTTGCCCGCCATAGAACCCGTCAGCTTGCAAAGCGCGAAAGCCTTTTTGCGCGTCGACCATGATGACGAAGATGAATTAATTGCGGGCTTTATTCAAAGCGCGCGGCAGCGGATTGAAACTTATCTCTCGGTTAGCCTAATAACGCGCCGGCGTCTCTTTACCAAAGTGTCTCCTAAAAACACGTGTCTCTATCTTAATCACCATCCGATTAAACGGGTGATTTCTGTTGATACTCGTCTGGGGGAACAGACGCAAAGATTAGATTCGTCGGATTATTTGGTGAACCTTCACGCGCGTCCTGCAAGCTTGCGGTTGTTGAAAAATAACAGCTTACAAGCTGATGCAATTCAGGTCGAAATTGAAGCGGGGTTTGGTGAAAGTTCTGATGAAATTCCGATGCCTTTTCGCCAAGCCATCTTGCTGTTGATAGCGCAAAGTTATGAGCATCGCGGCGATGAAGATATGGCGATGCCAATGATGGTCGATGCGCTGCTGATGCCCTATAGAGGGCTACGGCTGTGATTGGCGATCTGCGTGTGCGTCTCGGATTATACGCGCCATCCATCACGCCTGATGACTTGGGCGGCAGTGTCACGACATGGGTGTTCCAGCGTTCAGTATGGGCGGCGATACAGCCGCGCGCTCTCACTGAAACGCGCGAGAACGGACGGCTAGCTGTTACGCAAAGCTACCGCGTTATCATTCGCTTCCGCAAAAATTTCCCAGAGCGCGCCCGCTTTATGTGGGGCGACCGAATTTTGCGCGTCATTGCCGCATCCGATCCCGATACACGCAAAGAGCGCTTACACTTAATTTGCGAAGAGGAAAAGCAATGAGCCTGATTTTAACCCGCAGCGCAGGCGAACTGGCCAAGGTCGTTCACGCGGCGTTGGTGTCCAATGCCCATATGCAGCTTATTCTCGGCGATCCGCCTCGACTTTATGATAGCGCGCCCGAAGACCCAGTTTTTCCGTATCTGACATACGGGCCTATGCGGTCAGTAGATATTGGCGGGGACGAGACAGAGCTTATCTCGCATCAAATGACGCTGCATATCTGGTCACGTTATGAGGGCCGCGCGGAAGTCTTTGCGAGTCTGAATTATATCGCTGAAGCCTTAAATGTTGAGGCGCTAAGTGCCTCAGATATGTCCGTCGTCAACGCAAACCCCATTTATGTCGATGTTTTACGCGCGCCTGATGGCCGCACCATGCACGGACTGCTTCGCATGTCCTTTTCCACTCAAACTCATGCCCAGGAGGCCTTATGAGCGCTCAACGCGGTAGCGATATGCTGCTTAAAATCAAAAATAGCGCGGGTGATTATGTCACCATAGCTGGCCTGCGGACGAAATCCTTGCGGCTCAATTCTCGGCCCGTTGATGTCACAGATACAGGCTCAATTGGCGGTTGGAAGGAACTTTTACCAGGCGCAGGCATTCGGTCGGCTGAAATTAGTGGTAGCGGCGTGTTTCGCGATGCAAGCTCTGACGCCTTAGCGCGGCAAAGCTTTTTCGAGCAAAGCGCGCAGGATTATCAGTTCATTATTCCTGATTTTGGCCAAATTACAGGGCCGTTTATCCTCAGCGGCTTAACATATGGCGGGACTTATCAAGGCGAGGCGACTTTTGAGCTTACGCTAGTAAGCGCAGGGCCGCCAGTATTTGCGGCGCTGTAATGCCTTACCAAATCAGCACTGAATTTATCACCTATAACAGCCGCCGCTATGCGTTGCGGCTAACTATGGGGGCTTTGGCCGAAATTTCAGACCGATTTGAAGCTTCGGGCCCGATGCAATTGGCGCAGCGCCTACGCCATATGAACTTATCGGATGCCCGAGAGCTGCTAGCCTGCCTTTTACGTCCATCTCTCTCCCCTCGGTTGGATGCGGGCAGGCTAGCGGCTCAAGTCTCGGAGGCAGAGCTGCAAGCCGCGCTGCCGAAAATGTGTCGTATCATTGAACAGGCCTTTGGAGATGTATCGTGAGCGGCAAGCCACTTGATGAAGCGCAGGACTGGCCTTTTGATATTTGGTTACGCCTCGCGGTTTTACATATGCACCTGACCCCGAAAGATTTCTGGGAGATGAGCGTGCGCGACTGGTTTGTGTTGTGCCACAGAAACGCGCCGGCTCAGTTTTCAAAAGATAATCTGAGACAGCTTCTAAAGGCGTTTCCAGATAAGAAAGATGATTAAATGGATGATTTAGACCTTTCCGCAAATGCGCTGGAAAACTTTGCGAATAATGGCGGCGTTGAAGCGGCTGAAAATGTCGCCCGCGCATTTGAGCTTGCGGGCGATAGAATTTCGGGCGCGCTAACCCGCGCCGCTCGTACGGGTGAGCTGTCGTTTAACTCGCTGGCTGAAAGTATCGCTCAAGACCTTGCACGACTCGCTGTGGATCAATTTATCACAGGACCGTTAGAGCAGCTTGTCGGCGGTATTGGCGGAGCTTTATCTGGCGCGCTTGGCGGGGCACTTGGCGGCTCTATTGGCGGTAGCGCGAAGCCGTCCGTCACAGTCAATATGAATGTGGCTGGGGGCAGCGCAGCGGGCTTTAAAAACTCACAAGGCCAAATGGCAACCAAGCTAGCCCAAGCCGTGCAGCGCGGACAATCGCGTATTTAATTGCTCCCTATTTAATTCGAAGCTTATTTAATTAATTGAGATTTCTATGACAAATTTTCATGATGTGCGTTTTCCTGCACGTCTCGCATTTGGCGCAAGCGGCGGGCCGCAGCGCCGCACAGATATCGTCGCGCTTGCTAATGGCAGTGAAGTTCGCAACACCGCACAATATCATTCTCGTCGTCAATATAATGCAAGCACGTCTATTAAGACACGTGATGATGCTATTGAAATTAATAAATTTTTTGAATTACGGCGCGGTCAACTACATGCCTTTCGC